CTCATTGGCTGTTCTGCCCAGCTTGCCCGCCGGGAGAAGGAACCGCTCCATCATCAACGGCGCGGTGCGGTCTTCCAGCGCAATTCGGGCTTTCCGCACCCCTCGTTTGTCCCGGTCAAGGGTATACCGTTCAGCCGCATTGTTCATCTTGACGGTCAGGACGGCGGCTTGCCCTGCGTCGAAGTTCAGAATGTCGTGTGCCGCTGCCACAAAGCAGTACGACACGACCTGCCCGACAGCTTCCCTGGACAGCGATGCTGCCGTTTTGGTTTTGCCAAGGTTAATTTGCCGATTCACGGCATTCTGGATGCTCTGCCGGTAGTATGAGGGCACCCTTGCTCTGCTTTTGCCCATGATGATTCCTTTCCCGCCTGTTCAGCTAGGCGTTTCCACTCTTTGATCTCGGATTTTGTGTCCGGGGTGATGATTTCCCGGAACACATAGCCCCGCGGCTCTGCGATCAGGTCAACAAAAAGCCTGCGGCGGTAGATATAGTCCCTCTGCGCCCGCCGGGTGAATTTTGACTTGATCTCCACGACCTCCACCGTGCCGTCGGCGTATTCCAACACATAATCTGCCGTATACCTCGCCGCCGGGAGGTGGACGCTGCAAAAATCCTTTGCGGGCAGCAAAGGAAAGGCAACGTGCGGCGTTGCCTTGATGATCCTGCCGGACTGGATGCCCGGCAGCACGGTGCCAATGTAAAAATCATACTCGCCCTTGCTCTCGAAGGTCTTGCCAATCTCCCCGGCAGTCTTGGCGGCAGCTTCCAGCGATACCGCCCCCGCCGGGGCTTTCCTTGCGCGGCGGTCGGCTATTTGCTTCTCCGCTTGGGCACGGTATCGAGGCGGCAGGTCTTCCAGTTCCAGTCTTGTGCTCACGGCTGGTTCCTCCTGTTTTTGTTCTTGGGCAGCTCCTTGCGGTACAGGCTCACGATCAGGTGACGGGTAGAGTTGCCCGTGATGGTGACTTCGCACCGATGCAGGGTATACCCCGGATACATCCGCTCCCAGTACGCCCGGTCTTCCAGACAGTTTTCACACACGTCCTTTAGCTTGCTTCGGCTCATTTTGTTGTCGTTCGGCCTAGGCATTTTGGGCGGCTGCAGGCCGTGGCTCTGCCGCCAGTGCCTTTTGCACCTGCGGTTCTTCACGATATACCGGGCAAGGCTTTCCACGCTGTTGTGGTCGAAGTGCAGCGGCTCACATCGAGCCATACCCCGGCCATTCCACGCCTGTTCCACCATTTCCCGGGTCAGCCCCGCCGGGTGCGTCATAATGACATGGTGATGGTGCCGTCCCAAGACTTCACCTGTCACCGGGTCCACGGTACAATACTCCGTCACCACGACCCACTTTGGACGTTGGATGTCCTGTTTATCGCAAAGGCGGTACAGCTTCTTGATTGCATTAGAGAAATCCCGGTCCGCCCGGGCAAGGTCATTTGGGGCAGGGTGATGATCGTCGTCGTAGGTGTATGTAACCGAGAAATCACCGGGCCGGAAGTTCGTATTTACCAGCAGAACCAAGTAGCGGCCAGATTTGCGGAGGTTGTAGGCTTCCTTTGCCAGACTGGTGGCGAGTTCTTTCTTCCGCCGAGTGCTGGCCTTATGCTCTTTCTCGGAGACCTCGAAAAACTCTGCCTGCATGGTGGGCGCAGTGGCATAATCCTTGCCGCAGATATATTTCTGTTCTCTGACATAAAAGCCGCCGCCCATACCCACTACGTCCTCCTTCCCGTAAACGTCCAATTTGCTGAATAAAGGCCAAACCGCCCGCCGCCCGGGGACTTCTATGCTTGCCCCCGCCCCCGCTCCGGCAAGCCCTGCTGTCCGTTACGCCTTTCTGCCGCGGACAATACAGGGGGTTCCCCCTGTACCCCCGTCACGGGAACGGCTGCTTCTAATCAAGCTCTAAGCAAACTTTAAGCAAACTTTAAGCAAGCCGCTGCTCCCGTGTCCCTTAGTTTATCCTCGGTATACAAGCCCCTTGCCGCCTCGTCAGGGCGGCAATTTTACGACGGGCTTGCTTGTTCTCTGGAAACGACTTCAGCCTGTAGTCACTTCAAAATGAAGCTGTTGAGATAGGGCAGCACCTCGCCGCCGCAGCTGGACACGATCAGATTGAAGTCCTTTTGGAAGACGTGAAAGTAAAGAGCGTTGCTCACGTCCTTCGATCCTTCGGTGCGCTGCTCCTGAATCATCCGGGTTGCCTGGTTCCGGGACAGCCCCATACCCATCAGGAGCTTTTTCATTCTCTTGGTTGTCATTTCAGTTTACCTCGTAGTCTTCAATGCCGTTTTCGTCCGTCCGCTTTTCCCAGTGTTCGCAGCTGTCCTCAACGTCGGTGACATCGGTGCAGTTCAGCGACAGACCATTGAAGCAGACCCAGGTATACTCCTCATGCCAGCGGCAGTTACAGCAAATTTTTTCAGGTTCCATGTTTTCCACCATTCCAGAATCCATCCATTGCCTCCCGGTACGCTTTGAAGCAGTCCGGGCACAGATCGCCAACGCCACAGATTCTTTCGCAATCAAGTGCCCATCCGTCCAGCGGTTTGCTGTCATACTTTCCGTCGTCGAACCGCTCTGCGAATACCTGCTTGCGGCAGCGGTTGCAGATGAACATTGCGCCGTTCTTTCTCATGTAAATACCTCACACATGATGCTGTATTTTTCCTCCGACCCCGAGCGGCCTTTTCCCGTACATTGCACGGCATTGCGGGCAAAGGTCAATTACTCTTGGATACTTCAAAGGGAATCCGTTGAAATCCGTGGTCACTTCCCAATCAGTCACCCAGTCCTGCGTTGTCAGCATATCCTGAAACCCACCCTCAAGCTGTTCCTGAAATGCAACTCTCCTGCATATATCGCAAAATATAGCCTTGAACATCTTTTGCATATCAGCACCTCCCGCACTTTGCGCACTTGCCATCACAGGTAGGCTTTCCCTCGGTGGGTGCCTCGTACAGCTGCACCATCGGCTGCGGCTGGTCCGAACGGTTGAGCGGCTTGTCATACTGAACCGTGTAGTCGCCCTTCGGGTTATCGTGCCATGCCAGAGCGTGACGGATCGCAAGCCAAACCTGCTCTGCCCGGTACGGGATTCTCATGCAGTAATCAAGCGGAGCGGAAAGGACGTATCTCTTGTACAGCTTGTCCACTTCTTCCTGCATGATGTTCCGGCGGTCAATCGAGATATGGAAGATTTCATCCCGTTCTTCTTCGTCGGCAAACGCATCGTTTTCCAGAGCGGCGTAGAACTTCGCCATGCACAGTTCGTCTGTCAGGTCTTCAAACTGCCCCATGTGCAGACGAAGGTACATCTCGCAGGCTTTTGCTACCGCCTCGGCCACCGGGCGGCTCATGGTTATGGTGACTTTCTCGATCTCTGCCGGCGCGTTCTTTTTCTTGCCCATGACATTACCCCCACAGCTTGACGGCCGGTGCGCCATAGCCATCGCGTACAATAATGCCATCTTTTTCCGTAACAAACA